CCCCTCTCCACCGCCAAAGCTAGAAAGGCGGAAGTCCGTGTGCCCTACGAATAGGGCACCCAGCCGATCTTATATCCAGTGACACCGTTGCGAGGAGTTAAACCTCCATCGACGGAAGAGTCGGATATATAGATCCGTGCTGCGAGGACGACGTCCGGGCGAAAATTCGACCATGAAACCTTGCGGAACATGGCCGGACGATAGCATCGGACGTATCTGATCCCATGACGGCGGCGAGTTTGCCACCACTCGGGGTCGTCGTGCACGACAACGTCACCTAGGTCCGAAGGACCTCGACAACGACGAATTGCAAGCGGAAGACCCGCCAGCACTTCACGTCGAGCACGATATATCGCATACGACCTGCCAGGCCAGCTTCCTGCTGACCTACGGAGGCCGTTTGCGAACGAGATGAGTTGTTGCGGTTCATCGGGGGAATCCTTCAAGTAGAATGGACGAACGTCTACTCCCTTGAAGAAGTCCCCCCCGCAGCTCTCACGAAATTCGGAGTCAACAAAGGATTTCTCCTCATTGATTTCGAATCCGGAGTACTCAAGACAAGAGATCACAGCTCTCGACCAGGGACTCGGGACGATGATATCGTCACCAAAGACCAGGAAATCCCTTCCGGGAACCCAGTCTTCATTTAGACAGCTGATGAGGCTGGAAAAAATGAGAGTCTCTAGCTCGAAAGTGAAACCATTCCCCATGGAACTAAATTTTTCAAGTTTAGTCCATTTCCCGTCGATTAGGGTGAACTCACTGCGAAGTGAGTCAAGCTGATGGAACCAGGATGGGGGAAGCAACAATTTTACCAAATTGTAGCAAATGGTATCGCTCGCATTGCTCAGGTCAAGGGTGCAAGAGCTACCTTCGGTAGAGGCGGCCATCGCCGAAAGGCGATGTTTATCTTGTCCTTTGTTGAGGTCTAGGCCCCAACGCTTCAGTCTATCGCGAATTACTCGGCCAAAACCGAGCTGGTAAAAAACATTGAGCGAAGGCTCAACGCAAATACCACGATCTTTTCGGCAGTCTTTTGGGACTGTCAAAAAGCGATTTCCACGGACGGACTGAGGGACCTGACCAGACGCACGTTGGGCAGAAGCCCAAAGGGTTTTGCTCCATTGCTGGAGAAAAACCCAGGCGCCTGGGGTAAAGGCTGGGACAGATGATAGCTTATCGGGAATCGTCGTGAGGCGACCCCTATCGACAAACGTAGATCCAGGACCAAACCTACCATCGAGGATGTTAGGAACGGGCCCAAGTATTGAAGCGATCTTTTTTCGCACTCGACTGAAGTATTCAGCGAGACGTCCACCTCCGTCGTCGGCAAGATTGCCGCCGTAGAGAAGAGGCGAAAATCGCTCATTGGATCTATAGCAACGACCCTCAGCTTTCCAGAAGTTTTCAACAGCCGCCTTGCGACGATCAAAAGTCGTAGGGAGGGAAGAAAGCTTCCGAAGAAGGCATGAGGCGCTGGCATCGAGCCAGTACCGTTCCGAGGAAAGGTATTGCCGCGGATCAGCGGCGCAAAGCGCCAATTGATCCCACTCACGATTCTTGAAAAGCAGGAAGCATTTCAAGCTCATGGGTGTGTCGAGATCCTCCCAGAAAGAGAGGATCGCTTTCTCCACAGAAAGTGGAAGAAAGTGCTCCATGGACATTCTCCTTGGGTTGCTACGTCACAAAAGTGAAAGAAGCACGTCGACGATCAAGTCGGCGCGTACCCAGTGGAGATGGCGTCCTTGGAGTAGGACGTGGCCATCAGCTCGGTGAACTGCGCAGCCAACTCAGCCAGGTGCGAACTCGGCAGCGATGCCGGGACGTTGAACGTGGCAGAGAAGTCTGCGAAGCCATCGGTCTTGACGAGACCCGAGTTGGTGTCGGTGTAGGTATGCGGCATCTTGCCGTAGAACTTCACGACACGGATGGTCCCGAGGCCATTGCTCTTCGAAGAGACGGAGAAGGTTGACCGGAAACCGGTCGGCCCACCCGCCGCTTCGGCGCGCAGAAGCCATTGGGAACCGTCCGAACTGGCCGAAGTAATCGTCGTGTAGACGATATCGGTCGTTCCATCGGCTTTCTTGACCGTTACGGTCGAGGGAGCATCGGACATCGAAGATGTACCTTTTAGGTCAAAACCACGGACGGTCGTTCTCTCTAGAGAGAACTTAGGTCACGCAGCGTCCCTATCTGTGCTACAAATGTTGCAACAGGAGGGAGATTGCGGTTGCTGCTCGTGTAAGCCCAAACCCATGAAAGGGTTTCACGGCTAAGATGGGTCCAGCGATACCGGGGCCACGATCAACTTCGAACGTGTGCCAACTAGTAGCGTTGTATTCATCAAAGAACGAGAAATGGGCTGCATACGAGACGTCGAACTCCACAGAAGTTGTGGTAAAGCCATTGTACACGTTGAAACCGACGAAGTCGGTCATCGCGGACAAGACTTGACCCACATTGCTGAACCAATCCACTACAAAGGAGTAAGGGACAGCCTCCCATAGAACAGATAGGGGATTCACAAACCCTAACTGATTTGCCACACGCAGGTTGTCATTGAGAACCTGAACAGTGCATTGCATCAGGCATTTCTGCTTGATATGCCATGTCCAATGTTCAGAGTTGTAGCCAGTGACAACATGGGAATAGTCCTGAACGTCGAAAGCCTGCCCTTTTATAACACGGTTACCCGGATTATAAGAGTTCAGAGTTTCGACGGCAGCCCCGATATCTTGTATCGTGGGCTCAACGAAGAAGTGAAAGGCGAGCCAATCATCTCCGATCCGTTTAAAATTATGACGGGTGATAACATCACCACCTTCATAAATAGTAACCGGGCCGCGATGGGTAAACCCACGTTCGTTGGGACTCTTGTGAAAGGTTTCATGGAACCCAAGGGCACCAAAGAAACCGGACACATTCCGTTGCTTGAGAGCGATGAGGGCCCGAGTAAGGCGCTCAGCGGAATCAGCAACCGTATCGCAAGCTTCGCGCAGCTCCAATAGGTTATTAGCCCATTGGGACTGATCACCCAGCATGTTGACAAGTTTTGCGTAGGCTTTGTTGCGAACGGAGTTCGCATCATAGTTAACGCCAGTCATTTGCTGCGTGCCCCAAGGACCAAGATCGAAACCCGAAGAAGATCGGATCGACGAGGTCACTTGGGCCATCTGATAGGAAAAACGGTTAGGCACCAAAAATGGTGGCTTACCGACTTCCCAAGAGCGAAGCATCGTGTATTGATGA